GATTTCCTCGCCCTCGGCGGGTGCCCAGGCGGCATAGCCGTCAAGGGAGCACATTGCATGCCGGACTCTCAGCACGACGTCCTCTCCGGCATGGGACGATTCTGTCAGTCCGATATTCGTATTGTCCTTCAGGTCGACATGCTCGCCATTCCTGCTGTCGGCATTGGTGTACGAAAAGAAGATGTGCGTCCAGATTCCCGCCTTGAGAGCGACCGAAGACCTGGCCATATTACGGCTCGAATCGTTGTCGTTGCCGTTCCAGCTGCTTCCAGAGACAGGGTAGTTGTTTACGTCCACGACTGTAGTGCAATCCTTGTCGGCCATAACCTCAAGGGTCACATACAGCGTCCTGCCCCAGGGCGTCCTGGCATCTGCTATCGGCTTGATGCCTTTATACCATTTGTCATCTGCCTTGATCGTGGCCGAGATTTCCTGGGCTGTGCCTGATGCGGCGTTGGCATGAATATATGCGCTCATCTACGGCCACACCTCCCCTTCTGCCGGTGCCCATGCGTGCGGCTCTGTGCCCTCGGTGAGCATGATGTCGCGGAACCAGATGAGGCAGCTCTTGCCGTCCGTGCTGCCGTTGTTGTCGAAGCGCAGATGGAACGGCACGCCGTCCCGCGCCTACGCATCGAGCCGGAACGTGGCATCGAGCCACGCCCCCCACGGACCGGGAGTCCTGAGGTACACATGGGCGGCAATCCACTGGTAGCTGCTGGAGTAGCCTGCATCATCAAGCGCAAATAGTTCAGTTCCCGACATGTTCGCGGTGTTCGCCGCGAAGCAGTGCAGAGTGTAGTCGGTCCCCTTGTGCAGGACCACGGGCGGCGACTTCAGGAAGAACTCGGATTTTGACGTCCCATGCAAGGCAAGATAATTGTTCTCCTTGACGTATATAACGGCTCCGACTCCTGGCTGACCTTCATATTTCCATCCTTCCCCCGAGCGCGTGCCCGAGAGGAGGTTCGGATACTCATACTGTCCCATCATGCCTCCAGCCTGCACTCTGCGGCGGTGCCTGCCTTGCACGTATATGTATTGCCGGTGGCCACGCGCTTGCCGCCCACGTACCACGCAAGCAGACCCATCTTCGCGACCGTCTCGTCGGACAGCAGCTCGCCGCCACGGAAGGCGTATGCCGTGAGCAGGGACGTGTCCCCTGCGGCATCCTTCGGTGCGCTCATGACCTCCACGCGGAGCGTCCTCGCCCATGCATCGTCCGCCTTGGCCTGCGCCGCGGTCGCGGTGGCCTTCGCCGTTCCTGCCGTGGAGCTTGCGGAGTTTGCCGTGCTGACGGCGCTTGCTGCGCTCGACTTGGCAGCATCCGCCGTGGACTTGGCCGTGTTTGCCGTCGAGGCAGCCGAGTTGGCCGTGCTGACCGCGCTCGCGGACTTCGTGTCCGCTGCATTTGCCGTGCTCACAGCACTGCTCGCATCCGTCTTGGCCGTGGCCGCATCGCTGGCCGCTGTCTTCGCGGTGGAGACTGCCGTGGATGCGTTCGAGTTCGCCGTGGCTATCCTGCCGTCTGCATCGCTCTGGTAGGATGCGAAGGTCTCCGACAGGGTGTATGTCCGGCTCACGTCGAGCGAGATGCTGTCAGCCTGCGCCTTGATGGCGGCATTGCGTGCCGTGACCTCCTGCTCGAGGCTGGCGTCCGTGTAGCTCCTTGCCGTCGTGAGCGTGTCGGATATCTTGCCCGAAAGCTCCTTGTCGGTCGCCGTCAGCTCGCTCTTGGTGGCGTATGTGGTCTTGACGGACTCTATCTCGCGGAGCGCCTTGGTCACGTCGGAGTCCTTGACCTGCACCCACTCCGTGCCGCTCCAGCGATAGGAGTAGCCCGTGTCGGTGTCCATGTAGAGGTCTCCGGCATGCTGCTTCTTGAGCGCGTCCGTGGTCCACGAGCTGGCCGGGGCGTTTGACGTGGTGGGCGCTCCCTTGAGGTACCAGGTCTCGATGGCATTGTCGGCAATGTTCTTCAGCTCGTCGAGTCGCTGGTCCGTGGTGCCGCGGTAGGCGTCGAGGTTCGACTGGGCGTCTGTGCCTGCCTTCTTCGCCGCCGCTACCGCCTGGTCGTTGCTGCTGCGGTAGCTCGAAAGCTGGCTCTGGGCCGTGGTGCCTGCGGCTTTGGCATCGGCGACTGCCTGATCGTTGGAGGTCTTGTAGCTGTCAATCGTGCTCTGGGCATTGGTCGCGTCAGACTGGGCCTTGGAGACCGCCGTGTCGTTCGAGGTCCTGTATGTCGTGAAGGCGCTGTAGTTCGAGGTCATGGTCGAGCTCAGCTGGTTGACTGCCTCGGTCAGCTCCGACTTCTCGGCATATGTCTCGGAGACATTCGCCTTGTATGCGTCGAGCGCGCCCTGGGCATCGTCGCCCGCCTTCTTGGCATCCTTCACGGCATCGGTGGCAGCGAGGTCGGCAGTCTTCGTGTAGTCTGCCGAGAGCGTCTTCGTGATCGCGCCGGTCGCCTCGTCCACCTCGGTCTTGGTGGCATATGTGGCGGTTGCGGACTGCTTGTATGCCTCGATATCCGACTGGATGGCCTCTATCTGGCCAGAATGGGCGTCTGCCTTCTCCCTGACCTCCTCGGCCACGTCGCGTATCTCCACCACCACCGCGGCGCATGGCACGGACACGTTGTGCGCAGGCGTGCCGTCCGCGAGGCATGCATCGTCCTCGGCGGTGGCGGTGACGGAGACGGTCGCGCCTGCCTCCACCCCGCCGACCGTGACCGACCCGGCAGATGACAGCTGGGCCACCTCCTTGCCGTCCACGAGGATGGATATGTGGTCGAAGTCTGCTGGCACGTCTCCGGACAGGGTGCCGTCCCATGCGACATGAAGGCTTCCATCGCCGGACCATGCCGTGATGCCTGTCGGCACGGGAGGCGGCGTGGTATCGCCGACATGAGTCGCGATGGCCTGCCCCGAGGGCGCTCCTTCGCCAGAGCCTGCCTGAGGGCCGATGATCGTGCGGGTGCCGTCTGCATTGTCGAGGCTTATCGAGCCAGACGGTGCCGTCTGCGGAGCCGTGGCGGCGTCATATGCCGCGACTGCCACGCGGGCAAGGCGCTCTGCGCTCGTCTGCAACCCTATGAGCTTGCCGTGCTTCATCTTCCACCTCCTAGTACCAGGGGTTCGCCATCACGTCGAAGGTCGCCGTGGCATCCGCTCCATCGTCCCCGCTCAGCTCCATCAGGCGGAGATGGTAGGTGCCGTCCGGAAGCGATGGGAAGCCCCAGAGCTGGAGGTCTGCGGCATACCCCGGCCATAGCACCGAAGGGCCGAGGCCTTCTCCCAGCCTCACCTTGCCCTGGAGCTGGCAGAGCGGGCGCTTCGACGCCGCGAGGCGCGCTTCCGTGTGCTGGGCGAGCAGCTCAGGCGTCTTGTCGCTCGTGAACCCTGCCACAGCCTCCACGAGCGGCCACGGGTCCTGCTGGCGGCAGAGCGCAAGGTCTTCGGACAGATGGCCGTACTGGGCCTTGTCCTGGCCGGAGCCGTAGCCGTAGACCCGCATCGTCGGGCCTGCATACGATGCCCTGAGGTCCTGGAGCGTCCCGCCGCCGGGGAAGGCAGTGAGCGTCGGCACCGGGCCGGAGCTGCCGAGCAGCGGCTGGCTGTCGGACCCTGCCACGACCCGCAGGCGCACATGCGACTGGTCGGACATGTACGGCACGATGGATATGTCCGGTCCTCCGGACACGTCCGCGATCTTCTCGAGCACGTCGCGGCACGACAGGTTCTGCACATCGAAGCCGTCATACGTGCGCTCGTGCGTGCCCTTTTCGTCAAGATACGGCAGGTCGATGGGGAGCGAACCGCCCGGCTTGGACACTGCCGCCTGGATGGCACGGCATGCGATGGCCCTGAGCGACAGGCCAGACCAGTGTATGCTGTCTGTCGTGACGCTGTGCAGCGTCTGGCCCTTGGTCTCGCCCTCGTCGCTTACCGTCGTGCCGCGGCCATAGACGCCCTCATGCACGACGTATCTGCTGCCGAGCAGCTGCATGGGCGAGACGAGGTCGAAGCTGGTATCCTGCCACGTGTCGGTCCTCGCACCGATGGCACCGAAGACCACAGGCGTCTCGTCCCAGCAGAGGGCGATGGAGCGCCTGGAGGACGCAAGCATGCCCTCGCGGCCCTCGGGCGTGTCCGCAGGGACAGCGCCCCACGGGAGCTGGAGCCCGGTCGCGTCGCCTGCCGCAGTGCCCTTGTCCCGCGTGGTGGACATGCTGCAGTCCGACACCGAGACGGACCAGCGGAAGGATGGCAGGTCGAGCGGCACGTCAAGCTGGCCGGTCATGGTGTCTGCGGTATATGCGTGCCACATGCTATTTCGCCGGTCCGAGGTCGGTGACGCGCAGGGTGCGGCCCGGATAGCCGCCCTTTGTCGAGGCCGTGTCGCCGACAAGGCCGTAGTGAAAGTATGGGCCGTAGCCATCGCCGCTGTGGCTGAAGACGCCATTGCGCACGGCGATGGTGTGGCCGCCAGCCGCCACCTCCACGATATGGGAGAAGGTGTGCGTCTCCCACACGCCTTTAGCCGCAAGCCACTCGCATGTGGTCCCCGAGAGCGCCTTGCCGTCGAGGAGGAACCCGAAGACGCCCCAGCTACACCAGCCATCCGACGGGATGCAGGAGAAGGCCACCGAGTACGTTATCTCCACGATGCGGTCGGTCGGCAGATGGAAGCTCACGGGAGCCTCGTCATAGGTCCTGCCGGGCGTGGTGCCCCCTGCTCCGTTCGCGGTGTCCACCGCTTCGCCTAGGATGCCGAGCGTTGTGCCGTACGGGATTGCGTAGTCGATGCTGGATGTCCGCGTGGCCTGCGCGGTGGTTGTGGCACCTGCGGGCACGTTCATCGTGGCGATGAGCGTCGCGCCTGTCGGGATGGATGGAGCCACCGGCGATGCTGCCGGAGTGCCCTGCGCCACGCCAACAGCAACGGCATTGTCGGCGTCGCCGTGGGACAGGTCATGGGCGATGAGGTAGATGCTGTCGATGCGCGGGCTTCCGCCTGAGTTCGAAGCTGTAGCCACGCTGCCGCCCGGCCAATATGCCAGCGTCTTGCCGTCAGAGGCACCGCGGGTGCAGACGGCAACGCCGGATGCGACCGTGTAGGCCATGGACGAGCCGCCCGTGACCTTGAGGCCACTGATTATGCCGGCATTCTGGTAGAGCGCGCCGAGCATCAGTCTGAAATCCTGCGCGGTAGTCCCGGTCGTACCCGAGTTCGCCACGCCCAGAGCCACATGAGACATTGTGTCCTCCTAGATATAGGTGTCGTGCCATTCGATGGATACGCTGCCATTGGTGCCGGAGCACATGAGCGCGAGCGTCGCGTCTCCGCCTGCGGGTATGCTGGGGAAATTCCGCTGCCCGAGCCTGCGGGTCACGTCCACGCCGCCGATGGATGCCGTCCGGCTCAGGCAGTCGAGCACGATGGGCTGCCATCCGATGTATCCGGAGATGGACAGCTCCCGCCCGGTAGCGGGCTCCGCTATCGTCACGTCGGAGATGTCGCCGCGGATGCTGATCGTCGGGTAGGCCGTCGCCGTCCCCGCGTTGTGCAGGGTCGCCACGCTGTGCGATGCGGCAGACTCGCCCCACGCAAGCGGCCATGCAAGGCGCTCTTCCGTGAGGTCGAGGCCTCCATCGGCGTTGCCGCCCGGCACGAGCGTCGCGCTGAGCGTGTCCGTTCCGTACCTGCGGGGGTCCGGGCAGACGATGGTGAGGGTGAAGGTCACTGCCCCTCCGCGAACCCCCTTGCCGACCTCGGCGGTGAGCGCTCCGGTCGCGTACGTCTCGGCCACGCCGTCATCGACGGCGATGGACACCAGGCGATGGGCCATCGCCCCAAGCGGCGCGAGCGACGAGAGCGCCTCCGCCCTCGTCCTCCCGAGCGCGTACCCGTCCACCGTCACGGTCCTGGACGAGTACGCCACCTGCGACGGCTCGATGGCGAACGCCCCGTCTCCGAGCTGCCGCTCGGTCAGGTCCCACTTGCCGTCTGGGGTCCCGTACCACCCCGCCAGCCCGGACGCATGCAGGCCGGGGGCGCCGCCCGGAGGCCCCAGGCGCACGGCCCCTCCTCCCCCATCTATGGTCACCGTCAGCGCGTCCATCAGGACACCTCCATCGCAGTGCGCATCGCCGACCTGCTGAGGATGGTCGCCGCCGCGTACATGTCCTGGTCGCTTCGCACGATCCTGGTGTTGAAGCTCTGGTTGACCACCGTCGTGCGGCCGGGCGCGGGGTACGGGGAGCCGGCCCTCGCCGTCGCCCACGCGAGCCCCGGCGAGCCCGCAGCCATGGCGTCCGCCAGGCGGCTGCCGAGGCCGGATACGAGCGGGACCACGTCGGAGCCGAACGCCCTCTCCAGCCCCTCCCCGAGGCCGGCCATGATGGCCCTGCCGTGCGGGACGAGGAGCCTGCGGTCATACTCTATCGGGCCCTTGTGGCTCGCTATCCAGTCGGCGATGCCCCCGACGAAGCCGGTCACGCCGTCCCACGCGCCCTTGAGGCCGCTCAGGAAGCCGTCGATGACGCTCCTGCCGGCACCGACCAGGAGCCCTCCCAGGTCGCCGAGGGCGGAGAGTATCCTGCCGGGCAGGCCCGCGAACCACTTGACCACCTCCGCGCCCTTCTGCGCGACCCCGGAGAGCAGGCCGCCGACGAGCTGGAGCCCGGCCGAGAGCATCCGGCCGACCGCGCCTGCCACAGCGGCGACCGCCTGCATGAGCAGCGTGCCGATGGCCGCGAGTATCTGCGGGGCGTCGTTGATGACCGCCGTCGCGAGCGCGAGGAAGAGGGTCACGGCTGCGGCCAGGATGGTCGGCAGGTTGTCCCCGATGGCCGTCGCCAGGAGCTGTATCACCATCGTCAGGGCGTCCACGATCTCCTGCGCGCGCTCGGACATGTACGTCATGACGCCCACCATGAGCTGCGCCACGGCGACGAGCAGGTACGGCAGGAGCTGCGCCGCCTGGGACAGGAGCGGGCCCACCACGGACGCGATGCCGGCGAGCAGCGACTGGGCCTCGCCAGCCCAGTCGACCCCGGCGAGGTACTCGCGCACCGTCCCGAGCGCGCTCGCCGCCGCGCCGACGAGCCCGGCCGCCGCGTCGGCCACGACCGGAAGGAGGGTCTGGCCCACCTGCGAGACGGCGGTGGGGAGGTACGAGACCACCGTCGTGAACACCTGCCCGACGCGTGGGGCGACGTTCGCCACCACGTTGTCGACGGCGCCGAGCAGGTTGCCGACGAGCGCTCCCACGTCCGCGTCCGGGTCGGCCAGCCCCGTCAGGAGGTTCTCCCACGCCGCCTTGGCCATGGTGACGCTGCCCTCGATGGTGCCGGCGGCCTCCTTCGCGGTGGTGCCGGCGATGCCCTGCGCCTCCTGCACGAGTTCGATGGCCGTGACGATGTCGCTGAAGCTGTCGATGCTCAGGTCGCTCGCCTGCCCGATGCTCGCCGCGTACGCGTTGGCGTCGTCGATGAGGCGCTGCATCTCCTCCTTGGTGCCGCCGTAGCCCAATTTGAGGTTGTCCAACATCGTGTAGTTCTGCTTTGCGAAGCCCTGGAACGCGTTCTGCACGTCTGCCATGTTGCTGCCGAAGACGTTCACGTTGTCGCTCATGGCGCGCATGGCGACGTCGGCCATGTCGGCGGCCCTGGCGGTGTCCCCGCCGAGGGAGTTGATGAGCGCGGCGGAGAAGCTGGTGGCCTGCTCCATGTACTGGTTGGCGGACATGCCGGCGGTCTGGTAGGCCTGTGCCGCGTACTGCTGCAGCTTCCCCGAGGCGTCGCCGAAGAGCTTGTCCACGCCTCCGACCATCTGCTCGTACGTCGAGTAGGCCTCTACGGCGCCGCCCACGACGGACTTCGCGGCGCTCGACACCGCGCCCGCCACCTGCTTAGTGACGTCCCACATGGCGTTGCCCATGGCAACGCCCCTGGCGATGGCGCCGGAGGTGATGCCCTCCACCTTGGAGGACGCCTGGTCGTCGACGCCTATCCTCACCATCAGGTCCAGCAGGTTCACCTTGTCACACCACCTTAAGCCCGGCGCCGTCAACGACGCGGCGCGCTATCTCCCCGAACCCCTCGCTCGGCCGTTCCCTCGGGTCGAGGTCGCCGAGCAGCGCCGTGTACGGGCGCTCCACGTACTCCCCCCGCGCGGCGGCCCTCACGCTGTCCGCGACGTACGCGCGCCACAGGGCGCGCTCCTCGTCCTCGCGGGACCTCGCGCCGGCGTAGGCGAGGAACGGCCCTACGCCGTCAGGTCCCCGGTACTCCCCGAGGCAGAGGAGGAGGCTGCGGCCGTCCCTGCGGGAAGCGAGCCAAAAAAAGCGAGCGCCTCCTCGTCGGTGAGCAGCTCGACCAGCCCCTGCAGGACCTGAGGGAGCGTGTGCGTCGCCTTCCACTCGCCGGCCTCCTGGCCGTCCGTGGCGGCGAGTATCGCGATCACGTCCTCCCCGTGCTCGGAGAGGAGCAGCGGGGCGGCCTGCGCGATGGCCTGCGCCTTGCTCGAGGAGCCGTCGGCGGCCCTGAGCGCGTCCGCGACGCGCCGGTCGGTGGCGATTGCCACGACCCTCGGGATGAGCACGCCAAGCACGTCCATGGCGCGGTCCGCGCCGATTTCGGAGAGCCTCATGCCTACGCCCCCGCCGTCTCGTCGGTCCCGGCCTTGACGTACACCTCGTAAGGCACCCTGTCCGGGGCGTCCATCGAGTAGTGCGCGGTCAGCTCGAAGTCCATCTGGCCCTTCTTCTTGTTGTCCGACTTGAGGGAAAACCCTCCGGTCGAGAGGGCGTTCTCCATGTGGATGGCGAGGAACCCCCCGTTCTTGTCGCCGTTCTTGTCGGAGTAGTCGCCGACCCACCAGACGTCCATGAAGTCCGCCTCCGTGAGGTCGTTTCTGGGCACGACGTGCGTGGGGTCCTTGGAGTCGACGTCTGCCGCGCCCACGAGCTGCCTCACGACCTCCGCCGTGGCGGTGACCAGGGTGCCGGACATGGTCACCTCGATGGAGTCGAGGCGCTTCAGCTCCTTCATGTTGGACGGGCAGTTGTCGATATCCTCGCCGAAGTCCGTGTAGCTGGGCTTGGCCTTGAACTCGACGCCTCCGCTCGTGGCGCCCATGATGTCGGTGCCCTTGAGTGTCGCGGTCTTCGGGTCGAAGTCCCGGAGCATCAGCCCGGCGTTAAGCTGCAGGTGCGAGAAGGTGTCAGACGGTATCTGGGTGAACTTCATTCCTGTCTCCTTAGATGGTCAGGTATTCGATGTTGATGTTTACGTATCGGCGCTTGACCTTCTCGTCCTCGCCCTCAACGGTGACGGCCTGCGCCCACGGGGAACCCTTCTTGACCCAGAGCATCCCACCGTCGCAGGGGAGCGTGACACCTCCCATGCCTATCGCCTGCGAAATCTCGCGCACCTTGGCATTTGGCAGCGCCTCTGAGTCGGTCCGATACCAGACGTTGACTGGCATGTTGACCTCGGGTTGTCCCCACTCGCCCAGCACAAGGTCGTAGGTGAGGTACGGGAACGTTGCTTGGTCTGGCACCGAGGAGGCAGCATAGGCGGGGATGCCGAAGCTGCTGAGGAACGTGTAGACGGCTGCCTCTGGCGTCATGTCAGCTGCCACCTTTCGGCGCTCACGTGCTGCACCTGCATCGATGCGGAGTCGGGCGTCTCTTCGTCCCCGCCCTGCGACGTGACTCGGTACACCTGCCCGTCGCTGGCCCTGAAGACGTCGTGGAAGTCTAGCGTGGTGCCCTTTTCGGTCCAGACCGTGAAGGTGGACGTCATGCCCTCCGACTCGGCAACTCGGGCCTCGATGCTGCTCGCGTGGGTGATGGTCGCGCTGAACTCGGGGCCATCGACCCACCTAGTCTCCCAGCCGCCCTCGCCGTCTGGTATCCGCGTCTTTTCCAGAAGCACGCACGTCTCTGCACGCTCCCCCATGATTCCGGGCATAGCCATCAGTACATCTTCCTCCACGGGTTGAGTTGCGAGGCAAACGCCGCCTGCCATCCTGTGAGGCCACCAGAGCCTGAATTTGCCGTCAGGTCGGAGCGGATGGAGTACGAGTAACCGTCGAAGCTCTCGGACTGATACGGGCTTGCTGCGGCCTGCTGGGTGGCAGTCCTGTTGAGCGCCACCCAGTCGGATATCTCTTCTGCCACGGCAAGCAGGGCCTTGGGTATCGCAAGCAGCGTTATGGTCCCGTCGAACGTCTCGTCGGACAGCTCTGTGTCGGGGTTCTTGTGGAGTCCGTCGTTCAGGTAGCTGCCCTCTATGCGGTACCACTGGCCGTCAAGCATCTGGTCGGTGATGGACGTAGGGAGCGAGCCGTCATCGATGCAGCACGTGCTGACTGGAATCTGCTCTCGCTCGAACCAGTTGTGGATGTGCCACAGGACTTGCTCAAGAATCCCTACGTCCATCGGTCACTCCTAACCAGCGGTCTCGATGACCTTGGCGATGTAGATGCTGTACGGGTTGAACAGCACGGGGATGTACAGGGTCGATGCCTTGGTCCACAGGATTGCGGGGTCCTTCTCGGCCCACTGGGTCATGTAGACGTAGGGGCTGACGCTGGAATCGCCCGACTGCTCGTAGTAGCCAGCAAGGTCTTCCTCGGGCGGCGCACCCCAGAGGCCAGCACCGAGGCGCATGCCGTTGGCGGTGCCGAAGAACGTGACTACGTTCTTGGGGAAGTAGCGCTTCGGCGATGCCTGCGGACGGCCATTGGCGTCCATGGTGTACGGGGTCGAATAGGTCAGGTCATCGGTGATGACGGTATCGATGCCGTACTCGTCGGACAGCCAAGCGCTGAGCGCGGTGTTGCTCACGAGCTGGCCCGTCATGTTCACGCCGTTGATTGCCTTCTGGACGGAGGCATTGGCGCGGAGCTTGGACAGGACGGAGCGGGACGTAATCATGCCAGAGATAGTGACGCCCACATCGGCGGCATTGTCGATGATGGTCTGAAGCTGGGCGGTCACGTCAGCGGAAGCGCCAGCGCCGAGGTCAAGGGTCAGGGACTTGTTGGCGTTCGGCACACCGTAGTCAACGGTAATGTCGATATCGTTCTCCTTGATGGTGAACTGGCCCGTGGCAAGAACCTCGGCGCGAGCCACCTTGGCGCGGGTGACAACTTGGTCGGCGAGGTCGGCGGCGAAGTCCATCACTCGGTCGTAAAGAGCGGCCTCCTGAGTGACGCCGCGACGGGTGAGCCGGCGCAGCAGCTCGGTCGTGGAGCGCTTGACCTTGATGAGGCCCTTCTCCACGTTGTGCTCGTCAATCGGAGCGGGGATGCTCTTCTGGGCAGGCACGTCGAAGGCATGGAACTGTGCCATCTGCGGGATGTTGTACTGGCTCTGCATCGTGTAGTACGAGGCAACGAGGTTGTCGGTCTGCTCGTCGGTGAACAGGCCCTCAAGCGGGTCGTTCGGTCGTGCTACGTTCTGGAAGCCCGTGCTCAGGAAGTCCTTGGGGTTGACCATGCCAAGGGTCTCGTTGATAAACTTAGCCATTGTCTACCTCCTAGGAAACGACGTCGGTGTAGGGACGGGTGATGGTCGGCTCCGTCAGGACGGTGATGCCCGTCAGAGCTTTGGCCGCAGCCTCGGCCAGAGCGGCGGGAAGTCGGCCACCGTAGATGGTGCCCTCGATTACGACGGAGCCGGGCTTCGCACCCTCGGTGACGTCGACGTCCTCGAAGAGGATGCCCTTGGCGGTAGCGCCGTTGGCAGGAATCACAGCGCCAGCGGGAACGACCTTGCGGCCATTCTCTCGGGTGACTGCCTGCGCGTGGTTGGCGGCGATGGTCATGGTCTGTCGGATGCAGGTCTCATCGTTGACGAGGAAGTGACCAGCGTTCCAGCCGTAGCCCTTTGCGGGGCCGTCGAAGTAGCTCATGCTTACTCCTTGCTTTCTGGTGCCTTACCGTATCTGCGCTCGTAGCGCTCCTGCATGCGACGTGCGACCTCGGGGTCTCCGCCCTCTACGTTGGGCGAGGGCTTGGTCGGAGGGTTGGCGGGGTTGCTGCCGTGAGTGTTCGACTTCACTACGAAGTCTGCCCACTCCTGCTTCGCGGACTCCTGAAGCTTCTCGGTGTCCTTCAGCTTGCCGTCCTCCATTTCGACCTTCGATAGGTCGGTCACGCGCATGATGGCGTCGATGCGCTTCGGGTCGATGCCCGCAGCCATCAGCATGCCACGATACGCCTGCGCCTTGTCCGCCTCTGCCTTCTCCGTGGCAACTTGGGCCTTGAAGTCCTCGAACGCCTGATGCTCGTCCTGATACTTCTGCTCCCACTCGTCACCACTGCCAGATGCGGCCTCGGCTTCCTCCAGCTTCTTCTGGAGGTCTGGCACCTGCTCAGCCTGCTTCTTGTAGGTGTCCCGCTCCGACTTTAGGCCTTCGGTCGTTTCGGTGTGCGCGGCGATGATTGCCTCAATCTTGTCCTCATCGATGCCCATGCCCTTGAGAAGCTTAACTGTGAGTGCCAACTTGTCTCCATTTCCTCGGAGTTGCGGTGGACTGTTCCTCGCCACCTGATTGCGGCAGACGGTTCCTCGCTGCCAGTACCACATAGGCTATCATAGGTCAAGGTGCATGTCAAAGAAATAGGGGCGATACGCTTTCAAAACGTATCACCCCCTGAAGCCTTCTGGTTCGATTGCGCTCGGTGTCCAGTTCGGGCTTTTTCCTATGGACTCGCTTTGTCACAGTCAGTAGTCCATGACAGCCACTGCGTACATCATTTCCCGTTCGGTGTCTATCGCCACCTAAGGTCAAGCGAGAATCCTAGGATAGCCACGAGTCTCTTTGGTGCTGCTTCTTGACCACGAGCCTCTTCGTCTTGACGAAGTAGCGGAGCGCGTCCATGCAGTGGTCATTCTCCTTCACGGGCTTGTCGCTTTCCGATTTCTCGTCCCAGACGTAGCCGACGAACTCCTTTTTGGTCTCGGTGCACGACTGGTCCAGACGAATCAGACCACGCTTGATGGCAACTGCCGTGTCCTGAAGCCCGTCAGCGACGGCATTGTCTGCGGGCAGTATCTTGAAGCGCCGCTCCTTGCAACGCCTCAGAGTCACGCTGAACGACACGGCGCTCGGGTCGATGATGAACGTCACGACGTCTTTGGGTATGTCCTTGCAGAACTCAACCATGTCGGCCATGTAGTCATCGTTGGTCTTCTGGTGCCCCTCGTCCCTGCCGCTGTAGCGGTACTCTTCGACGCAGTGCCATGCCTGACCGTCGAAGGCCCACTTGAGGGCGGCGAAGGCATTCTGCGTTCCGTAGTCGCACGACACGCACCAGTCAACGGCCTTGCCTCTGTCGAAACCTTCCTCGAACGCCTCCGCGTACATCGGGTAGACAAGCCCCTCTGCCTTGGTCCACAGTCCGAGAATGTATCGGTCGTAGTAGACAGTGCCCTCGTACTCGGCCTCTAGCGAGCTGACGAACTCTTGGCTCAGGAACGGGTTGTCCCACAGCTTGTAGTTCTGGACGTATATGTCGATGCCGCCGCCAGCGGAGTCGATGAACTTCTTGACGAAGTGCTCTGGTCCCGCTGGGTTGCATGCGGCGTGGCATTGGCTGTACGGAAGCGAGAGACGCGACTTCAGCATCTCGAACACTTCCTTGTGAATGTCGCAAACCTCGTCGCAGTAGCAGAATTTGATTTCGGAGCCTCGTATCTTCGACACTTGGCTCTTGTTCTCGGCTCCTAGGCAATAGACGCGCTCCCCGAAGAGCTTGGCGATGTTGCGGCTGTTGATTTCCGAGACAACCCTGTCACCCCATATGTCCCTCATCGGTGCGAGCACGTTTCGCTCTATGTTCTCCTTTGACGCGCCGAGAATCAGGTTGAGTCCCTTCCTTCCGCGAAGGCTCAGGATGCCGTTCGGTATCACGTACTGGATGGCGATGTGGCTCTTGCCAGAGCGGACGGCCCCCACCGCGAAGTTCCAACGGTGGTGGGCCTCCCTGACGTACTCTGCCTGCTTGGCCGTTATGGTCAGGCTATTTGGCATCTGCCGCGTCCGCAATCTTGACTAGGACGTCTTGGATTCCAGCCAGTGTCTCTTCGGCGGCTTCCTTTGCGGCCTTCTGGGCAAGCTGGACCTCGGGCTTGGCGTACTCTTCTGGGTACTGTCTCTCTAGCATCCATGCCGCCGCCTGCCATGCGCCCCCGTCTGCCGCCCTGATGATGCGCTGTCTCAGCGCGGTCTTGAACTCGGCCTCGGCACCTTTTAGGGCCTTTCCAAACTCCACTTCGGCATCGTTCTTCGGAGTGTTCATCCACTTGTAGAACGTCGACTCGCCGATGCACAGCTGGGCGATTATGTCCTTGTTCGACATTCCTTGCTTCTTGAGCCGCACGGCCTCTGCCGTCAGCTCACTGTTGCATCTTGGCTTCGACATTCCTGATTCCCTACCCCTCTGCGGCAAAGTCTATATCGAAAAGCGAAGGCTGCTTCATGGCTAGGGCCATTTCCTCGTCCGAAAAGAAGTCTGCCTTCGTCTTTCCCATGCGCTTCCCCTTGATTGTGTGGACGTCGTACACGTACTCTGGTATCTCGGCCTTGGTCCTTCGGACCTCATCAAAGTAGGCCTCAATCTCTTCGTCGGTCAAGCCCCACTTTCGGTCGTGCACGTAGTTCGATAGTAGGTCGGCGTCCCTGTTGTGCTTGCACTGGGATAGGAGAATCACTGCCTTCGATATGAAGACCCTTCCTCCCATCCTGTCCCCCGACTTTCCCTCGTTCACCATCTTGAACGCTTGGTACAGCGACCAGATTTCCTGAGTCACCACCCCGTAGCAGTCCTCGGCGCTGATTGTCAGAAGCCTCTTCCAGCAGTACTTCGAGTATCGGGGGAAGAGTTCCAGCGCCATGTAGCCTGCGAGCTTCAAGTCTCCCCTCCTTATCGATTTCTGCAGTGCGCTTGAGACCTCGTAGAAGTCGTAGCCGTTCTGGGTCACTAGGTTCATCATACTCCCATCTATCGGGTTGTCCGTAGGATTAGTATAGCATATCAGTCCGCCTTCTGGTACGTGGATTTGCGAATGTCGTTCGATTTGATGACGGCCTTGAGGAAGTCCGAGTCGAACTGGTGGGCGATTGCGGGCACGTCCTTGTCGAGGCAATGGGACTGGTACCACGGGTGGTTATCGTAGACGAACGTGTGCGCGGGGTTGACCCGTGGGTCCAGATTGAAGTTTTCGCGCACGGTGTCGTAGTCGATTCCAGCGGAGTTGCACATCTGCCAGAACTCCTGACAGAAGGATACCTTCGTGGCGAGCCAAGCGTTCTCCATGAACTTGGTCATTTCCGCTTCCTTGGCCGTGCACTTGTGGAACGTGTGCCGTGCGTCGTAGACGTCCTGCAGGAGCTGCTGCACCATGTGGCAGGTTTCGCTGTCCCCGCCGAGCACGGTGAAGTCGAACGCGAAGTTGTTGCAGTGCTGCGTGCCGCCGTAGTACTCTGGGCTGAACACCACTCGCCTGCCCGACTGTGCGAGCCTGTCTGTGGTTCCCACTGGCACCGTCGATTTGATTACGTACACGTCGCAGTCGTTCTCTTCGATGGCGTTGAAGACTTCCGTGACGTCGAGCTTGTTGGCGATGAGCGGCGTGTCAACGCACACGAACCCGAACTCGTGGTGGTCGTGGTGCTTCCTGATTCCCTTGTACTTGTCGCAGACGTCTGGATTCAGCGCGGCCAGCTCGGCTTCCAGGTTGGTGCCCACGACTCCGTGGCCGATGATGAGAACCCTGCTGTCAGTCATAGTTTACCTTCTGCCTTCTCTTGACCTTAATCGATATTGACTTCTTGTTGCTGTGATTGTCCGATATCTTCAGGTAGTCGCCCCAGCGGCTCTTCAGATACTCAAGCTCCCGCTCGTCCGACTCCTTGGTGCGAGTCTCTGACGAGCCGCCCTTGTTGGAGTCCCTTACCTGTGCGAACCAGTAGCGCGTGTCGTTCCAGATGATTCTGTCCACGAGCAGGCATTGCATCGCGTAGTCGATATCAACCCTGTTGTGCCCCTCCGCGAACCAGAACCTTCGGTCAATCACCCCAACGACCCCTCCGACCCAGCCAGTCAGCGAGAACGGTTCGTAGCCCTTGTACTGCCGTATGTCCTTCTGGAAGAATCCGAAGAAGTGAACGCCAGCATCCATCGCCATGATTGCGGTGTTCACTATGACGGCCATAATCTCTTCGGGGTCTTCGATTCTGCGGGTCTTCGCACCAGTCACGCAGTAGAGCATCGTCAGGTCATCGTCCATCATGACGATAGTGCGCTCGTCAAACATCCTCAGCACGGCGTTTCGCGTGGTGCCGAGGGTTATCGTGTCATCGCTGACGGTCACAATGTCGTGGTCGGTGGCCTGCTCGTACAGCTCCCTCTGCGACTCAGGAACGACTATCTCCACCCAGCTCGGGGTCATCTTGTCCGTCGTTATCGTGTCGCTCCTGCCTCGGCTCAGAATCACTACCCTGATGCCCAAGCTTCTCAATGAGTCTCTGTCCATCGATGACCCTTCCGAGGCCTACCTTCTTCGTGCCGTTGTATCCGTAGTCCAGCCTCTTGACGTCGAACTTGTTGATCACGTTCACCCAGTCAAGCTCGTTGCTGAAGACAAACACGAGGTAGTCGTGATGCTCGAACGCCTTGATATCCATGTCCGCGAGAGGGTAGTCCCTGCCTGCCGACTTCGCGGCCTTGTCTTCGTCGGATTCCGTCTCAAACCCGAACTCGCTCATGTCCATGGATATGTTCATAAGCTCAAGCGCGAGCACTGGTCCGTCAAAGTCGGTGTTCATGGTCAGCTTGTTGTGCACGAGCGTGTACGCCCGTCGCTGCTCGTCGGTCAGGTGGTCAAGGAAGATGACGGGTGCCTCTTCGTACCCCAGCTTCTCAAGCGCCATCAGGCGTCCGTGTCCCTCGACAACCTCAAGCTGCCCACGCTGGTTGTGCCATACGGCTATCGGGTCGCAGTTGCCGAACTTCTCAATCGATGAGACGAGCTGGTCAACCTGCCACTCTGGGTGCTCCTTGGCATTCCCAGCATATGGGACGATTTCGCTCAGGCTCACCATGTGGGTCTGTAGGTCGGTACTAACCATCTGACCTCCCTAGGTCATCCCGCATCAGGCCCTTGATGTAGCCAGACTTGTTGGGCACGGTGCTCAGCTTCTCGACCAGCTCAGGCTCACGCTCTGGGTTGAATCGCAGGAGCACCTGAACGACCTTGGCGGCGTATCTGCGATTGGCCTCACGCTGTCGCTCAGCCCTCTCCTTCTCGCTCAGCATTCACTCTCCTTGCTTTCTGTGTGTGAGCGCTAGTATACCATATTTCAATCTGCTATACGTCTGACTTCTTGGCGCGGGCAAACGGGCAGAAATCCGACACAGGGCAATAGCTGTCGCACTTGGTGTCCTCGCCTATGCGGTGCCGGATGTGTGTATCACTGAATAAACTCAAAGCCGTAGCCTCCTGTATGCGCAAGTTGCCCATGGCAACACTTCGATATGTTACTGATTTGTGCGTTGCTGGCTTCTGCTGCTTTTGTCAGGCTTGCAAACTCAACCCCATCTGAGCGTCTTACCTTTTTGTGATTGCTTCTTCTGTTCTCTGCCTTAATGAGGCCCGTTCTGATAGCATGACGAATATTGTGTCCGTGTGTGCACCATTCAAGATTCTCGACTCTGTTGTTCTCCTTGTTGCCGTCAATATGATTCACTTCTGGGAGTCCGTCTGGATTATCGAGGAACGCAACTGCTACAAGCCTGTGGACCTTGATTGTCTTCTCTTTGCATCCTTTAATAAGTTGAACGCCATAGTACCCGTCACGAGACTTTACTTGTCTCCTTATGCGTTCCTTGATGTGCATGTCTAGCGTCTTGCCGCCACGACGCATTTGTACAATTCTGTCTAGGCTCTTGACCCTTCCGTAATTGCTGACCTGATAAAACCCTTCGTATCCTTCGATATCCTTCCAGACTTCCATTTGCCCTCCGTTGGTATAAACTGGTTACTAACTACATGGTAACACAGTTTGTCCGTGTGGGCAAAATTGAGCGACTGGGCAATACATGAGGCACTTTGTATCTTCGCCTTTTCTATATTCGACGTGAAAGCCTTTTCCCTGCTTCTCTGATAGTTGTGCGGCAAGGCTGTTAGCCGCATCCTCGGAATCGAGAACTCTGGTGGCTCTTTTCGCGCCGAGCTTGACCACCGCCCACTTATCATCCTTGTGCCATCTCTGCTCTTGTGTGCATGGAATCAGCTTACTGTCGGGCCTCTTTTCCTGCTCTTGAACCTCCGTAAACCACCCTGCTATGAAGTTTTCTGCAAGCTCCATGTCATGATTGTTGAATCGCCACGCCACCTTTTGGACCTGATGTTGTGGGTAGTCGCTATCGAATCGGGCCTTCGACTTCACCCAATCCCTTAGAATCATGACTATCTCGCCGTTCCAAGCCTCGAACCCCATCTGCTGCAACATCCAACAATATAGAAGCACTTGCATCTTGTAATCATCGAATTCCTGCTTCTGCCACTTAATTGTCCCTGCGGTCTTGTAGTCGGTGACGATGCCCGTGCTATCATCGTACAGGTCGAAGATTCCAGAAAGCGAGTACCCGCTGAGGCTACCGTCAAGCTGGCAGTCAATCCAGTTCTCCTTCAGCTGGCTCTCGCTCTCATCGGCGCTTTGCAGTATCTCGTGCACGGCGCTTCCGAAGATGGCCCAAACCCTGTCGGCCACATCGTCGGTCAGCTCGTCGCTGTGGCGTCTCTTCAGGATGGCCTCGCACGTCCCGCCAAGAAGCTCGGTCACGCTGTAGCGGCCTTCGGTGTACTCGTGGTCATTGGTTGCCGCATCCACAAACGGCTGTGGCAGGTTGAGCTTGTTGGTCAGAATCATGATGCCTCCTTACATCGATGCCCATAGGGCACCAGCGAACAGAAACGCATAGAAGAGAATCGACACGATGACAAGCTGAACCCCAGTAATCAGGTACCCAAGGATGCGCTTCGGCCTCTCGGCCTCCCACTGCCTCTGCGCCTCCCTCCGAAGGTAGCGCTCATACCGCCTGCGGTGGACTTCTTCGTAAAGCTCGTTCATGTCACTCACCCCTCGTCTGATAGGCGAACTCTTCCAGAAAGAAGATTGCCTCGTAGGCGTCGTGCACTGGAAAGCTGTTGTCGGAGGTCTTGCCCTCCGCCTCCTGACGCTCAATCCATGCGTCTAGAATCCTTCTAGCCCTCAGCAGTGTGTCGCGCTCGCGTGCGCTCAGCTTGCCGTCCTTGGTTATGACCATACTCCCGTCTACTCGTAGGGGTCCGTTTCCCCTTCTCGCTAGGTATAGTATAGCTTATGGCTCGCGGTGACGTCAAGCGAGAAATCCAGCTAGTTTTCGGATTCGACAACCATGTCATCGAAGTCCATGGTTCGCTCACTCTAGTAGCAGTCAATCACGATGTACTCGTGCCATTACTCGTCCTTTCTGCTCGCAAGCTCAGAGACGTACTGCGCTATCAACTGTTCGCGTCGCGTTATCTCTTGGTCCAGTCCACTTCGATTCCCAGCTCGCGCATGCGGTCGCGGTACCTCCACTCATCGTACTCGTCACATTGGTCCTCGTACAGCTCCCTCACCAGCTCGCGCAGCTTGGCGTTCTCGTCTTGCTCGGTCATTATCTGTCGTTCAACGGACTCGTTGTAAGCATTCATAAGACGTTGGTACCAATAGTTCCACGTGTCATTCTCTCCACAATCGGACAGACCAGCGGCGTCGAGACATTCACGCAGCTCTTCCGAGAAGATGGTTATTTTCACCCGTCCACCTCGATTCCCAGCTCGCGCATGCGCTGCTCGACCCACACCGTCTCACCTGCGCAGTACGGCCCCCAGTCATGTCCTCTGACGAAGCAGCGGTGCATGTACTCGACCAGCTCCCGCAGCTTGGCGTTCTCGGATGACGTTAGTGACCTTCATCGTGCATCATCTGTGCTCGATGAGGCCCCATGTGCGCTTGCAGTCTTGCCAGACCTCGGCCTTTGCACCGCAGAACGGACAGGGCGATAGCTCGTCGCTCGTTCGTTCACTGTTTGAACGGCTGCACGAACCGAGCGTGGCAGCGATGGCCTGCTCGGGGTCAGTAATTCCAACAATCTTCACCGCCAGCATTGGCATGCCGTTTGATTGGAACCCATAAGCAACGCACTCTCGCCCATCAGGGCAGTTCCAGAACGTAAGTCCTTGTGCAACCCAATAGTCAATGCCAGCAGCATCGAGCGCCTTATGCAGTTCGGGCCTAAGAGTGTGCGGATAGCCGCTCTCCGCCCAGCGCTCGTCCAGCAGCGCCTGCGTGCGCTCGGTCGCGGTAGGTTCGAGTTCGGTGCCAGTAGGTCCTAGCTCGCTCATGCCTCGCTCCAATCGTACTGGTCGAACAGCTCCTTGCTGCCTAGGAAGGTCAGCCTGTGTGGCTGCACCTTCTGGCATTGGCCGTCCTGATGCTCCACGATGAAGTAGCCATCCTGTGTTGGCATGGGCCAGACAAACACAGGGACACGGGCAACCTCTACGTATTCGACTGCGTATGCGTCATAGAGGTCACCAATCGGCGCTCTGTCCTTGCGCTCCCTGATTGAGAGCATCGCCTGACGCCTTGGGAACTCGCACTTGAAGGTTGCCATTGCCATTACTCCACCGCCTTCAGCCCTTGCGCCCGCTCGTGCAACCTGTCGTACCTATTCCAGTAGCCCATGACCTCGGCCATGATTCCCCACACGTCGAGGGCTGCATCAAGCTCCTTGTCGTAGTCGCGCACAAGCTGCTTCAGGCGCATGACCTCGGCTCGTAGCTCTTGCTCGCGTTGTGCCTGAATCTGCTCCTCAACGGGTGTTGTCGATACTGCCATTACTGCTCCTTTGCATCATCTGTCAAGCATAGCTTCGCGGCGTACTCGGCGATGAGGGATTCTTCTTCATCGTCTGCGTCGCTGTCCCACGGCGTGTCCCCCCACTTCTTTAGCATCTCCCGCAGCAAGTCTTCGACGGTCGGCTTGTGGTGGTGGCGATAGTTCTTGGCAATCCCCATGCGGTAGTAGCTGTCGGACTCATAGCCTGCTAGGCATATGGAATCCTCGGAAACCGCCACCACAAGTCGCGGAGTGTCCCAGTCCACAACCTTGTCCCCCACGCGAATCGGCACGCCATCAGCGTCAACTGGAAGGACCATGCTGTTGTCGGCTAGGTCATTCAGCTCCCGTATGGCCTTCTCGTGCTCGGCGTCTATGCGGTCTGCGATGGCGTTCACTGCCTCGTATGAAGACCCACAGAACCCATATCCCCACTTCCTCAGCTCGTCAGTGATGCTCATTGCTGCTCCTTTCCGAACTTATCGATGTACTCATATGCCGTGCCGCTGAATATCGGCTCGCGCTCCATCGCCACGTCGTAGTCCTCATCCAAGCCGATGCTGTAGACGCTGATGATGACCGGAAGCCTGCCGTCGTGCTTGGCTCCCAAGCGGTGGTCTACCAAGCCCTCGACCACGTAGAGGTATTCGAGGTCTCCGTGCTGGCATCCCTTCGGCTCGAACTCGATGTCCAATGCATACGGACTTGTCGCGTAGAACCAACTCAGGAAACTTGCAAGCCAGCCACGCGGGTCTGGCATGGCTCTGTCTGCATTCTGGACTGCTCGCGCCATGTCCATGCCATGACCCTCGGGATAGCCGTCGCAGTGGCGGTAGAAACGCATCAATTCCTCCGTATCGGCCTGCTCTCCCCAATAGGTTGTCTGCCTGATGATTGTCGCGCTTCTCGTGCTCATTACCACTCCTCCTCGTCCCACTCGTCATCCTCGGTATCGTCCACGTCCTCGTACTTGTCGAAGTGGTCCCACATGTCCTCAGTCTGGTTGGTGCGGGTCTCGGGGTTGTCGGCGATGATGTCGAGAACGACCCAGCCAAGCTCGTCAAGGTGGGCCTCGTAGTCATCGTCGGACCAATTGCCCCACATGGGCTTGATGCAGTCAAAGACACCATCGTTGTCGTGGTCGTGCTTCAACAGGTAGCGACCAGCCGCGTTGCAAGTCTCGTTTCCGTAGCCGATGCCGAGCTTGTCACCGTCGTTGTAGTAGCGATAGGCGATTCGGTTGTAGGCCCTGACAATCTCGCCAGCCTCGGTCTCGGCCTTGCCGCAGCTCGGCACCAGCTCATCGAACAGCTCATCCATCTTCTTGCTCAGCTTGTCGTTCATGCCTACTCCCATCTACTCGGGGTTTCCCTTCTCGCTGAGTCTAGTATAGCAGATGGTAGGCCGACTACCTGCGAGAATCTTTGGAATTGTCCGTTAATGTTGCCTATCGGGCCAAATCGCATCAGAGGGCCTGAGAGGTACCTAGACAGGCCTGCGAGCCGACAGTTGAGTAGTAATCCTTACGGTTGGGCCTATCTCGCGTTTTGGATACTCACCCTTGCCAAGCTCGCATTTTATGCAAAAGCTGGCGTGTATCTACTTGTCCATCTTACCGTCCCGTGCTTCCGTAGCCATTCTCGCCACGCTCCCCTCCCTCGACTTGCTCGACCTCTTCAAACTCAGGGTAGTACACAGGCGTCACCACGAGCTGAGTAATCTTGTCACCGCGATTGAACGTGTACGGCTCGTCGCTCAGGTTGTGCAACCGCACCCGAATCTCTCCGCTGAAACCTTCGTCAATCAGACCCTCGCTGATGATATCGTGGTTGGTGTTCAACCCAGACTTCGAGCGAATGTCGCACTTGGTGTTCGACGGAATCTGGATGTGAACGCCAGTGTTGACGGTGTGGCTCGACCTCGCGGCAAGCACGAACGACACGGGCGTCCGAATGTCGGCACCAGCGTCGGTGTCGTGCGCACGCTCTGGCATGAACGCGCCTTCGTCAAGCTGTACCTTCACCTTGCGCAGGGCAAGCATCTTGAACACTCGGTTCACTGCTCCCAGTGCCGCCTCGTTGATTGCGGCAATCACGCTGTTGGGTGCCTTGTCGTAGTCGTACTCTCGCTCCATTACCATTCCCTTCTTTGCTTGTGTGCCGTGACCTTCTTGCAGGTCGGGCAATATAGGTGCTTCACGTGGTCATAAGGGCACCGCCATTTGCGATGCCCCCTGCCCCTACTCTTCCGCCCGCTCCAAGTCCTCGCGAATCAGCCTCTTGATGTACCCCTGCTTGCACGGTACCTCATCGAGGCGCGCGAGAACGTCCTTGTCGGTGCGGAGATTCAGCTTCAGGTGAACCTGCCGCGTGTTCGCCGCGTCGTACCTCTTCTGTGCCTTGATTTGGGCTTCCGTTGCCACTGGCGTCACCTCCTATATTTCGATTTCTTCGGACTCATGCCGCCCTGCATCCACTCTGCCTATTGCTGAGCGGACAGCGTTTTCGCTCCTGCCAGTGCTGTCTGCTATGTCTTCCGTGGTCTCTCCAGCCACGTTCAGGAGCCATGCAAGAATATCGTCGCTCCTGTATCTCTTGAGTGCAGCCCTTTCTGCCAGTGCTCCTGCGACACGTGGAACTGTTTTCCTCCCGAGCGCGATTGTCGCAACGTGGCCTCCATCCACGCAGAAGCTTATCCTTGCTGTAACCTTTCGAGGTTTCATGCCTGTCTCCCTAGTCGAGCCTGCTGCCGCATGTTGGGTCTATCAGGTCGGCGATGTTACGTATGTCGGCGCTGTCGAAAGCCACGACGGTCCCGTACACCTTGTACTCAAGCCCGAGAGCACGGGCCACGTGGCTCGCTTCGGTCGCGTCGTGTGCATCAGCCATCTGCCTCAGCCTTTCCGCCACCTCGCGGCGCTCGTCGCTAGTCATCGTCATCGCTGCCCACCTCTATCTTCTCGAGCTCGCGCGGGTCGAAGCCTCCACAGCTTGTGCGATAGCGCCTGTCTCCCACTGCGCCCATGTGCAGGTTCACGGACCAGATGCCACGGGTGAAGCATACCAGCGTCATGCCTGTGACCTCGCCCTGGGCGACTGGCTCCATGCCATTGAAGACTAAGACCTCGTCGCCGATATGCAGCGTCTGGCCCTTGCGGTCCTTGGGCAGCTCTACCGTTTCAGCGCTCGTCATTCCGTACCTCCTCCATCTTTTTTGCGAGATCGAGAAGGCAGTCCGTCACCGAGTAACAAAAGTCGCCAATCCCCACCACGGCAGCATAGGAAACGTCGTAAAGCGCCTGCCCCATTTCCCGTGCTGCCGTGTCGAACAGCGGCTCCTGCTTCGGCTCACGAATCCTTGCGTGCCTGTTCCTGTCCTTTGCCACTTATATCCCTCCTCTGCAACCTGTACCTTGACTCGAATCCCCTGCACGTAAGCGCACGCAGCACCGGGTGCAGCACGCCCATTCCTCCCCGCGCCTTGCATATCCACAGGTCAGGCAGGTCCGGCGTCATGGGCATCAGGCACTCGGAGTGCTTGCAGTCTTCGCACCTACGCATCGCTGCCGCTCCCTTCCAGCTCTCTGCCGCAGTTCGGGCAGCACCTGAATGCCGGCACCGGCTCGAAATCGCTGCCATCTCGCACCCAGAGCGTGCTGCCAAACCACGAGTCCCACATGCGGAAACGGGCCCCGCAATGCGGGCATTCTGCCCATGAATCCTCATCGAATTCGCGTAGGATTCCGCCATTCGGTTCCATTTCAGCGCTCGTCATGCTCTGCCTCCTCCACCGGCTCGTAGCCAAGCTCGCGGATGGCCTCGCCGCCTGTCATGTCCTTGTGCCACACGCAAATCTCCTCCCAGCTCGTGACCCTGTCGCTCGTCGTCAGGTCATACGGGAAGGCCATCGTCTCGCAGATGTGGGCGTTGAAGTCCACGTAGATAGCTTTATCGTCCTCGGTATACCAGAACTCGCTGGTGCCGTAGCCCGGGTTCACGTCACGGTGCATTAGATATGCCTTCATCGCTTGCCCTCCCTCTTCTCGCCCCACGCACAGAATCCGTCTGGTTCCTTGGGCCCGTCGCTTCCCCTGTCCTTGAATCGCACGCAGCCGACCTGCTCCACTGCCTTGCCCCATATGCAGTCCCTGCATCGCACCAGCTCGCCGGTCATGCGGGCGTTGTAGATGCCATCGGTCGTGTCAACGATGTACTCCGCCATCAGGCATCGCCCCCGCCCGTGACGCGTGCGCCGCAGTTGGGGCAGAAATTTGGCCACGGCTTGAGTATCGGCTGCATGCATACCGAGCAGTGCGGAAGTCGCATGTTCTCCTCATCAAATGGGGCAACCTCGCACGTCGGGTCTATCAGGTCGGCCACGCGCCTGCTCACGTCCGTCCAGCACCAGTCGCCGTCGGGGTCGATGCCAAGCGCGTCCACGAACGCCATGATTCCCCGCGTCTTGCGCAGCCTCGCCGCCACCTCGCGGCGCTCGTCGCTAGTGGATGTCATCGAAACCAGCCCCAAACCCATAGTCGTAGGTGCATGCCCAATGCTCTTTATTGCAGCTCATGGTCGCACCGTACTTCGGCGTGCCTCCGCAATTGTCGCCCCAGAAGTCGAAGTGCCACCCCAGGAAGTCGAACTCCTTGTCGTACTCTTCGGTTGGGTACCTCTCGTCTCCGTACAGCTCGTAATCGTCCCATCCGAACCTGCGGCAAAGGTCATCGAACGTATACAGTGTCGGCTTGTCCTTGCCGTTCCCCCACTCGTACAGCTCTGGCCAGCCCTGCTTGTAGCAGCCGACACGGATGATGCCATCTCCCATGACTCCATGGTGGGAATGCTCGAACCACTCGCAGCCGTCAGGGTGCTTCAGGATGTTCGCGAATATGCGGATTCCAGAAGGCAATGAGGCCTCGTCGGTGTCGTATACGCCTACGTCCTCTTTATCGGTTCTGCGCTCTCCGTTGAGGTACACGAACGCGCCGTAATCGCTATATGCCATCGCCGTCACCGTCCTCAACTGGCTCGTATCCCAGCTCGCGTATGGCCTTGCCTCCGGTCATGTCCTTTCGCCACACACCAAGCTTCGTCCAGCTCTTGACCCTGCCGCGCTCCGTGTCATACGGAAGGACTATCGTCTTGCAAATTTTGACGTTGAAGTCGACGCAGAGGGCCTTGCCGTCCTCGGTCTTCCACCACTCGGTGACGCCGTATGCAGGGTTTTCGTCCCTGTGCATGAGATATGTCTTCATCGCCTTCCCCTCCCGTTCCTCAAATCAATCGCATCGAGCATTGCCGGCCCGTCGGCGCCGTGCGGGGCGTGGCTGCAGAAGTGGTCGCGTCCGACCTATCCCGTCTCGTCATCTGTGCATGCGTGCCACGGTCCCCACTCATCCTCTCCGCCAGCCTGCGGATGCGGTCGGCGAACTCGTGCCTTAATCGCTCATCGCCCTCGTCGTCAATTGGCACGACCGTCTCTATGTCGTACGCGATACGCTCCCAGCTGTCGGGACGTTCATGGGTGTAGTGGCTTGGCGTGTGGTCATGGCTGCTGTTCCCGTCAACGAAAATGTCGAATCCTTCGCAGTGCACCGAAAAACTGGTCACAATTACATCGTTTCCGGCGCTGTCATATATCGTGTCCCCCACATGGATGGGCACGCCGTCTGCGTCCTTTGGCAGCTCGACCATCTCGCGGTCGATGCGCTTGGCCATGCGCTTCAGGTCGGAAATCTCGATTGCGCTAAGTACTTCAGCATCGGCAAACTCTCGCAGCTCGTCGCTAATCTTCATCGTCATTTCCCCCATCTTCCTTCCTTCCGGCAACCCTGAGCCTGTACGCTTCCATGCGTGCTAGCCACCTAGCCGTGGCATGCATGTCTTCCTGCACGTCATGCACCCTGTCTGCGAGCGTGGATATCTGCCAGATCATGGCAAGATTGGCTCCGCAGAGCGCCATGAGCGCAATGAGCAGCACCTTCCCGTCGATCATTCCGCGTCCTCCTCCATTCCTTCTCCTGCATAATCGCTGTCTTCGTATGCATCCTCATCCATGGCATCGAAATGCTCCTCGGCGAGCATCATGTCTGCCTCCCATGAGATGCGGTCGACCTCCTCGATCGACTGGCACATTCCATCCTCCATTCCGGCGGTGGCACTGCGAGGCTCTGAGAGCCTTTTTGTAGTGCCATTTCCGCCGAACACGATAAGTTGTCCATCTTCTGCTTTGCAGCGCCTGAGATTCGCTCTAGTTCGCTCTGGCAGCTATTTCCGTAGCCTCGCGTCAACGAGCATGACCATATGAACCAGACTAGTTCTCGTGGTTCTTGAGGGCGTCGGTGAAATCGTCGGGGTCGATATCGTCTATGCTCTCGGCGTTGGGGTACTCGTCGCGGAGCTGGATTGCGGTTCCCCATACGTCCCAATCCTCGGGGTTCTGGTCGCTGTTGGTCAGGTAGTCGTTGATTGCGTTCTGGAAGTCGTTGAGGTTCATCATTGCTGGGTTCCTTTCTCTCTCTTTCCTTGCTTGCTGTAGCAAGTATACACCTATAACGTTCAGTTGCAAGTGAGAATCGAGAAGTTTTTCAAAAGAAAATGGGGCTGGTTTCCCAGCCCCATTCGCTGCTAGATGATGGCGATTATGTCGTATTCCTCTTCATCGCTTAGAAGGTAGAAGGATGCCACGCGGAGACGTGAACGCATCCCGTCGCTCATGTCTCCAACCTTGCCTTCGTAAAGGCACCTATCGCCCTCGTCCGGCCACGTGTTATAGACGATAATCGTCTGCTCGTCCCTGAGGTCATTCCACATTTTCTTTCCTTTCTCTCTATTTCCCTTCTTGCTGATACTAGTATACACCTATACACTAGGGTTGCAAGCGTGAATCGCAAAAAAGATGGAGCCTGGTTCCACGCCTCTACGCATTGTCGGCCTCCATTACCTCAAGCTGGAACTCAAGCTCATCGATGACGGCCTTGAATCCTGCGCACTCGCTGAGCGCAATTTCTGCCACCCAGTATGAGCCATCCCTTATGGCCGCTATTGCGTCATCCTCGCGGTCCTTCAGTCGGGTCTTGTAGCTGCCGATGCTGGTCTTGACGAAATCGACGTCCATGCCATACTCCCCTCAACTTGGTCCGTCCCTTGCCTAGGAATAGTATATCATATGATTGGCCCGCCATCAGCGGGAATATTGCGGTTCTCTGGGTGGATTCGCAGGTCTGGTCCGTCGAACCTCACGCCCTTGCACGTCTCGTGGATTCTGCTCACGATGGCGTCTGCCGTCTCTAGGTCACCTTCGATGGTCAGACGGTCGCTCAGGTCACCGAGATTGTACTGTGACGTGTAGATTGTCGGCCGCATCTGGTTGTACCGCTCGTCAATGAGTCGAAAGAGCCGTTCTATGGCCCACCCTGTCGGGTTGCCCTTACCTATGTCATCGAGCACGAGCAACTTGCTCACCGCCGCACGCTTGTAGGCCCTTTCCTCCTGCTCGCCCCACTGTCCCCTGAGCGATGCGAGCCAGTCTGGCACGCTCATGAACCGTGCCGACACCCATCCGTCCCGCTGCTCCCTGCGGACGTAGGCCTTCAGAATCTCACATGCCTTGGTGGTCTTTCCCGTGCCCTTCTTTCCAGTCAAGTACATGCCACCAGCGGCCTCCATGTCAATGAGCCCGTCATGGTCGGGCTTGACGTCCCAGTACCTCTTGGGTACTCCCGTTTTGTGCCACGCCCTCGTCAGGTCGGCTTGCAGCTTCCTTCGCGCCTCTTCGGACTCGTGGGCCTTCTCGCCCTCGCACCCGCACACACGGCTCTGTATCGTCCTGCCCTTGTCCCCGAACAGGCTTGGTATCTGGATGGTCGGGTACGGCTTGCCGCAATAGGGGCAAGTCCTAGAAGTTGTAGGCATCGTTGCGGCCCCTTCCCTGCTCGCGCGTGGTGCTGTGGTGGTTTCCTTCCCACGTCACGCAGCACTGCTTCCAGTTCCTGACGGGCTTGCCGTTCTTGAAGTGCCAGTCGCTCGCCTCGTAGTAGTCAAAGAATTGTCGTGCGTCGAAGTGGTAGCCCTTGGCCTCGATGTGCGCTTGGACCTCTTCGATGGTCGGTGGTACGAACGTCTTGCGCTTATTTTGTTTCTTAGTCTTTGGTACTTCAGTACTTACTTCTTCAGTATTTAATTGTGCTTGGTTTTCTACCTGTTGAGATTCTAGGGGTAGATTTTCTATGCCTTGTTTTCTAGGTGCTTGTGGTGTCTCGTGGATATCGTAAACGTATTCAATCCTGCCTGTTTCTGTCTGGTTTGGGTAGAGCTTGGTCACGGTCACGTATCCCGCGTCGGTTAGCTCTTGAAGCGCCGACTTGACCGCGCTCGTTCCCTCCTTGCAGATTGCCGCAAGCCCAGCGACGCTGTACTTCCAATCGTCGGGCAGCGAGAGAATGACGGACAGAAGCCCCTTGGCCTTGAGCGTGAGATTCTTGTCTCGAAGATGGTGGTTGCTCATGACCGTGAAGTCTTTGGTCTTGTGAACCCTAAAAACTGCCATAGATGCCCCTAAACAAAACGCCCACCCAGACTGATTGCGGCAATCTGGGCAGGCGCTCCGTTATCTGTAGTATAGCACAACGATGCCGCAATCATCGTTACTGCTTAATTATAGCCTACTTTGGCCCCATGATGCTGCGCCATGCGGCATAGGAAGCTGCTTCGATAGTCTTTATCCAAATTGCCTCGGTCATGTCGGAGTCTACTACGGCCTTTGTGCGTTCGAGAATCGTTGAGTAGACGTTTACGCCCTCTTTCAACTGCCTGTCGCTGATGCTACAATCCGTGGCCTTCTCCACCAGCCACCAAAGCCTCTCTGCGGCTTCTCTCGGGTCTTCCAGCCCGTCGATTCTGCCGTCATCGATAAGCTCCGCAATCATTCTGACCGTGGTGGAATTCTTCTGGGCGCTGGATGCGCCCTTCCTGTCAAGCTCCTCCTTGAGCGCGTTGAGGGAACTCATGACTCCTCCCCTCTCACTTTTGCCAGCTCCTGAATGTTCTCGTCCGTCATTCCGTCGAAAGGCTTGCCATTGCACACGGTAGGCCCGTAAATACGCACGAGGTTGGCAGGTCTGCCCTCACTCGTTCCAACAAGGCCGCAGAGGTAGTTCGTGTACCTCTGATACACATAATCCCAACACTCCAGTCCGTCCTCATTCACCCAGCTATGGCGGCCGAGAGTTCTACTGTCGTTGTCGTAAATGAGCATTGCGCACGTCGAGACACATTGCCCTTGTCTGTACGGGCAGTAGACATCCTTCAAATCGTAGTTGTTAATCTCTTCCATCTGTCCTCCTAAAACAAAACACCCGCCCAGTTGATGCCGCAACTGAGCAGGTGTCTGTTTGACAAAGTATAGCACATTAACGATGCGGCATCATCGTCGGCTATAGACTATAGCACATTTTCCTCAACTTGGTCTGGCGAATCCCTGAGGTAGTACCTCGCGTACCTAATCGGGTGGCCGAAGCGGTCAGTTCCCTCGCAGGTGACCGTCTCGATGTCGTACCCCGCCTTCCGAAGGTTGAAGATGATGACGCTGAGCCTCGTGGCCCCGAAGTTCTGGATGGCCTCCATGCTGCTGATGCTCGCGTGGGTCTTGAGCCAGTCAAGCACGGCCTGAGTCTTGGTCATTCCCACTCCTTAGATGTAGTTGATTCCGAACAGCTCGCGGAAGTCATCAGGTGACTTCCCGTTTCGCTCGCACCATCGCCGCTCGCAGTCTTCCTTGAAGAACTGGTCGAGCTTTCGGTCGAAGTGCACTCCGAAGTCGCTCATGTTGTGGTGCGCGGGGCACAGGTACACCCAGCACCCCTCGCGGTCCGATATCGGCCTTCGCCCGTTCCCACCGTAGATATGATGCAGGTGGACCTGCGGGCTGTGGCAGATGAAGCACTCCCGCTCTTCGCCGTAAAGGCTCCTACCCCTAGCCATCACTCGTTCCAATCTGTCGGTTCGACCCACTTCATGCGGGCTATCTCCTGCGGCGTTGCCACGTCGATTCCCTGAAGGACGCATTCCTCGCGCATGCCGTCGATGAGGCGGCTGAACTCCGAAGAGTCCATCTTCGAGCTGCCCTTGTACACCCTCACGTGCTTGAACAGCTTGCCGTTGGCCGTGCCCTTCCCGATGATTTCGTAGTACTTGAAGTACGACGATATGGGCACCTCGTCGAGCACGCTGAACACCTCGTGCACGCCGTAGTCCCTGAGCATGTTGAAGTGGACCTCATGGTCTGGCATCCGCAGCTTCGCCGCGAGCTTGTTGAGCATCACCCAGTAGTATGCGTTCTGGGTCAGGCTCCTGCGCCTCTTGACCTCCCTGACCTCGTACCGCTTGTCCGAGTCCTGATTGGCGAGCCACGCTATGCACTCGAATATCGTCCCCTGCACTCTTTGCCTCCACGCTACCAAACACGCTCTCCACTAGGCTTAGCACGTCAAAAGGGCATGTCTTCGTCGTACACTTCCGCGATTGGCGGCTGCGCGTACTGCGGAGGCTGCGCGTATCCCTGCTGAGGCTGGTATGGCTGCTGGTACCCCTGCGGCGGGTATCCCGATGGCTGCTGAGAGCCTGAATACGGGGGCGTTTGGCCGTTCGATGGGTAATTAGTCGAACCGTTGGTTTGAGGGCCGGATTCGGCCTTCTGTTGCCCCGCTAGGAACTCAACCTCGTCAACGATGACCTCAATCTTCGACCGCTTCTGGCCGTCCTTCTCCCACTGGCTCCAACGCAGCTTTCCCTCGATTGCGACCTTCATGCCTTTGGTCAGGAATCGCTGAAGGGCGTTGGCTCGGTTGCCGAACACCACACAGTCGATGAAGTTGGGGACGTCTTCCCACTCGCCCGACTGCGGGTTGCGGCGTCGGTCGTTCACCGCCACTCCGAACGAGAGAATCTGGGTGCCCGACTGGGTAGCCCGCATCTGTGGGTCGCGGGTCAGGTTGCCGCTGATGTTCACCCTGTTAATCGACATTCTCTTCCTCCTGCTCGTCGTGGACGACTACCTTGTTGCACCGCACAATGTCGCGCGTCTGCTTGATTCCAGATGGGTCGGTCCACGTGCGCTCGGACAGCGAGCCGAATACCTCGACGTCCTCGCCCTCCTGCATGAACCCCTCGAACTGGTCAACCACCGAGTCGAACGCAACGCAGTCAACGTACTTGTCACGCTTGTACCCAGCCACCGCCAGCGTGAAGTTGAACACGGGGCTTCCGCTCTTGGTGTGTCGGACTTCCGAGTCGCGCAGCACCTCGCCGCGCAGGTGCACGAAGTTGTCAGGCATCTCCATTACTGCTCCTTCCCGTATCCGTCCTCGACGTGGGTGAAGACAACCTTGCCCATATCGTCGTTCCTGATTGCCAGACCGACTATGCGGCCATCGACAACCTTTATCTTTGCCACCGAGAAATGGTCGTAGCACTGCATCTTGCCGTTCTTGCCCTGCTTGAGCGACTTGCACTTGTCGGCATAGACGAAGATTCGCGGGGCGGTGTAAAGCTCGCGCCCGATTCCCCACGTGAAGCACGCACGCTTGAAGGCGTCGCTCGCCTCGCCCTTCTGGGCCTCCATGTTCGATGGTGCCCCTGCGTTCGACTTCCAGACCCACATAGGCCCACGGTCGTAGTCGGTGAAGATTCCCACCTTGCAGAAGAGCGTGTTCTTGTGCTCGTAGTACTCGCACTGCCAGTTCTCGGCACCAACCGTCTCGTCAAGGATGCGCATGTCGCAGCGGGCGTCCTTAAAGAGAAGCAATTCGACCCCAGCATTAGTCACACGAGCGACACGTACCTCGATATCCTTCTCCGTTAGCGGTCTGAAACTAATACCCATCTCTACTCCTTCTCTGGTGGAATCCAGTCAACCATCGGCTGTCTGCCACCTCGTCTCTTTCTGTCGGTCAAAAGCTTGTAGACTATGCCCCTGCCCCTATTGTCCCTCATGGCTAGGACAGGAATCGCACCCGCCTTCTCGCAGTAGTCCATGAAGTCGTTCCACTCCTTCGGTGGCAGCTTGCCGTCTGCCTTGCACTGAATCAGGACGTCAACGTCTCGGCTCATGCAGTAGACGTCTGCTGGTGACTTCGATGCGGGTGACCGTACCGCCACGAACCCCCTTCCCCTCATGTCATCGCGGACGGCGTACTCGAACGCCCGCCCCCTGCTGTAGTTGCTCACGACTTCCTCCGCGTCCTAGTCCTTCAGCGCCTTCGCACGAGGCCTCCCGACGCTCTGCGACCCGTACCGACTGCGAATCTCGTCCATCGTGAACTCGCCCCGATGCCTGCGCTTCCAGTTCTTCGGTGCCTTGTACCACAGGTGCTTCTTCGGTGCCCAGCGCATGCCCATGGCCTTCAGGCCGTCCTTGTGCTCGCGCGTGTTGCCGCCGACCCACAGCCACGAGCCGCAGACCTCAATCTCAAGCCCGTCCATGCGAATCAGCTGCTCGATGATTTCCACGAACATGTCCGTCACATCGTCGGGCGCGTCTTGGGTCCAGTCGGTGTAGGTGCCGCCGTCAGCCGACTCGTGGATGTTGTAGTTGTGCTTGCGCAGGTAGTCCCACTCGGCGTTGACTGCCTTCATGGCCTCAAGGTCGCCGTCAGGTCGGTCTGGATGCCAGCGGAGGCACAGCCTGTGGTACTGGCGCTTGGCCTCTTCGATGGTGGTGGTGTGGTCTGCCTTGAAATACGTGAACTTCATCTCAAACTCCCGTCTACTATGTCCTGCGTAGGGCCTAGTATAGCACATTCATAGGCCCCGTTCAACCCTGTCCTAGAAGCGATGGTAGGTACTCATCTTGTACCAGTGGATAGCATTGAGGCGAAGGTGCTCGTCTGGGTCATCAAGTTTCGCCCTCTCGAAGAGGTCTCGGTGTTTGACAACCTCGTCCCACTCCTTCTTGGGGACGAAGACGAACTGCTGAGGTACGTCATCTTCGGAGACTCCTAGGTGCCTGACGTCTATCATAGCCATGTTGGCATCGTGTCCCAGCTCGTAGAGGCCGTTGCTGGTGTCCATCGGGTCCATGACACCCGCCAGCTTCGTCAGGTTCCAAGCGGTCCTCTGCGCCTTGTTGCTCTTCATGCCATACTCCCGTCTACTCTGAGGGGTTTCTTCCTCCCCTCTTGCTAACTCTAGTATAGCTTATAGCGAGCGGCAACGTCAAGCGAGAATCCGAAGAAAGTCGGATTTAGCCACCACTTGCCAGATGCTTCTCGAATATCTTGCGATACTCCGTCTCGTGGTCTTGGGCAGCTGGTCGCAAATACGGCTTCTCCTTGCTGCGGCTGGTGCCTAGCTCGACATACGGCGCGTACTCCACGTTGGTTCCGATGTAGACAGCTTCCTCGCCCATGTCGATGATATGGGTCACCGAGTTGCGCAGACGGCCAGTATCGACCGAATGGTTCTCAGTCAGCTTCTTCTTTGCGAAGCCTTCTGCCGCAAGTCCGACTTCTTCAAGTGCAGACGCAAGCGCTCTGTCCAGAGCCTCTTCGACAGTCTTGATGTTGTTCTCCCGTATGATGACGTTGTCGATGGACTCGCCCTCCATCGCGCTCATTTGAATTCGATTGCGACGGCTGTCCTTACTTGTCTTCGCCATCAGTAGTCTGCTCCTTCCTTTTCTGTGGGCCTATGTTCTGTGTTCTCAGCATTTCAATTTTGCGTTTAGGAGTTTCGGTGCTGTCATCCTTAACCTCGTCTCCCATGGTCACGATTGGACCTATGAGCTTTCCGTCCTTGTAGGCATAGAGGATGCCTGTCTCTGGGTCTCTCTTGAACTCTATCATCACGGCTCCCTTATGATTAGCTTTGTGCGGTTTAGAATGACTGTGTAGCTGCCAGACGCGCCGTGCCCCTCGGCGTTTATCGCGTCGTAGCCCATCGCGGCCGCCTTGCTGCCGTCGTCTAGGGACGCAGTGGCGAGCCTGACCTCCTCAATTGCATCTTTGTACTTGTCCCATGCCTTGCCTTGCGCTTCGATGAATGCGTCGTATCCGTCTGGGTCCTCGCGTTCCCAGCTCTTCGCCAATTTGAATGTGCTGCCTGACCTAGTGCCGCCACACTCTCGGACAACGGCTGCTGCCTCCCTGTCGGTGAGCCTCGGGTTGGCCTTTTTCACAACGCCTAGGAATGAATCCGCCTCTGCCCTTGCGAACTCCGCATCTATATCGGCATATCTGATTATCTTTGCGCTCGGGTCGAGCGTCATGGTCTCGACATACGCATGCTCAGCCCCTCTTGATTCGTTGAGGCTGATATAGTGCTGCATTTCCTCCTTTATGCCGTCGCTGAGCTTGCCCATGTAATCCGCAGCGCAGTACATGCCCTGGCCGTACTGGGAGCCGCCCGTCGAGCAGTCTACATACCACTTTCCTTCGTAAAGCATCTTGCGATACTCGTCTAGCGTTTCTTGGTCTGGCGCTGAGTATGTCCTTTGGGCTATAAAACCGTTACCACCGTTAGCCGCCTTTACTGCCTTGTCAAACTCGTCTGCGTCCACAATTCGCGGCTTGCCGTCAAATCCTTGAGCGTTGATTACGTCCTCAATCTCGAAGTCGAACTCACTCTCACGGCGCTTCCATGTGCTGAGAATGTCCTTGCCGTCAACGACGCCAGCGGCCTCCTTGCGCTTCTTCTCTACCTTCTTCCCGTGCTTCCACTCGTCGTATGTCATTCCGTCTGGCAGCTTCGCCCAGCTTCGGTTGTCTTCCTCTGCGATGGAGGGGAGCCATGCGACGAGCGTGCATCGGCAGTTGTAGACCATCTCGCCCAACGCTGTGGGGTCACCCGGGAACCCGATGCTGTACTTGTCACCGTAGCCGTCTGGTACGAAACGCTCGCCCACTGGCACGTGCTCGCCGTCCAGCAGCCTGTGGGTGATTCGGGTCCGTTCGTCATGGGTGGCAAGCCACTCCTGCTCAAGCTCGATTCCGATGTTCTGTGCGCGACGGTAGCTGTCAATCCTGCCAGCGTTCTCCGCGCCAGTCAGGGCGGTGCGAGCGGCCCTTGTGGCAGCGGCCTCGTTCGTCCTCATGACTCGGCCTATGCGGTCTGCGGCCCTAGGTATCGACTCGCCCTGAAGCACGCTCTGGGTTATCACGCCTGCGAACTTCTGTCGGTTCCATCGCAGGTCGCGTCCGTTGTCCATCCTGGGGTTAGGCAGTGGTGGCAGAAGGTCTGGCTGGTCCCTTATGAGGCGTCTCACCGTGCTCTGGTCATAGAGGTCAAAGGCATGCGTCTCGTAGCCGATTCCATGCTCGACCTCGAAGGCCGCATAGTTGGCGTTCTCGGCGAACACTGACGGTATCGCGTCGTTCACCGTATCCATGGCAATCTGGTTGGTTCGGTTGGCGTCCTGAGCAAGCGTCTGGGCCATGCTCTGAACAAAGGCCCTGTCGGTGGCTTGGTCCTTCAGCCACCCGTCGTAGTCTTCCTGAGTCGCATCGCCCGACTTGACACGCTGCTTCCACTCGGCGTTTGCCTTGTCGTAGGATTCCATCATGTCATCGAGGCGCTTGCGCATCTCACGTGATGCTTGGTTGTACTGGCGGCGAAACCTTCGCTCAAGCCGTTCGATTTCTTCGTCTGTCCACTCGTGCGCTTGGTCTGCCATATGCTCTCCAAATGCAAGGCGTTGCCCCACACCGCCTAGGGGCCTGTTGGTTTCCGGCTGTTATTCAGGCTCAGCCAGCCCGTGTGGGCGGGTCCAGTCTAGTCTACCAGACCCTTGCGCTTCCTCCACTTTCGGTGCGCGACGAACAGGCCGTGCGATATGCTCTGAATCAGATAGGCCATGGTTTCCTCGCCCGCCTCGTCCTCGCCCAGAAGGGTCATGTGGGCCACTGCGGCGTGGTACGCCTCGTGGACGAGCAACCCCAGCTCGGATTCCTCCCTGCCAACGTAGGTCATGAGCACAAGGGCCTCGCCGTCACGGTAGGTCATCTGTCCCTCGGTGTCGAACAGCTCGGGCTTCTCGCCGTACTGCTTCTTGTAGTACCTCTTGAACTTCTTGCGGCTGTGGAACAGTCGCACTTCTGGCATCATCAGGCCTAGGTCGCTATTCGCCCTCATTCTCACCCTCCCCGCCGACGCCGAACCGCTCCATGTCGGCGTCCTCGTTTGCGAGCATCACGGCGACAACCTCGTCAGGGGTCAGGTTCGGCAGCTTGCGAAGGATGGTCGCCTCGTCCAGCCATGCGGCCTCCTGCACCAGCATCTCGACCTGCTCCTTCTGGTTGCTGATTCGCTGCCGCTTGAAGATGGGCGTGTCCTCGATTCCTTGCAGCGCAAGGAGCTGCGTGATTGCGTCGGAAACCCAGTGCTCGAAGTCCGCCGCGTTCTCGTCAAGCGGCTGATATGCCGCGTCGATGTGGTCGTTCGTCGCACCCGCCGCGACGGTGTGGACGTCAAGCCCCCCGAAGTCCTCGTAGATGCGGGCGCGTATGTCATCCAGATAGGCCTTGCGGGCCTCGTGCGGTATCTCCTGAGTGTATGGCTCGACGTGACCGCCAGATGCCGTGTCAACGTTGGCAACATGGTTGAGCTTCAGCTTCTCTAGGAACTCCGCCAAGTCCTCGTCATCCATGCCGCCGTAGTTCTCGACAAGCCAGAAGATTTGGGCGCAGTCGCTCAGGTCGTTGGCGAACCCAGACTGTATAAGGTCATACGAGTCGATTGCCTCGCGCATGCCGACAAGAGTGCTCTGCTTGAGGCGAGAGCCGTACATGCGAACAATCGGCAGCGAGCTGTAGTTCTCCTCTATGACGTCGAGCGCGTCATCGTCTGCCTCGGTGTACACATACGTCACCTTGTAGGCCGTCTTCTCCTTTGTCTCGACCAACCTGCCATTGGCATCTGTCTGGTATGTCGTGTACCCGTCCTGCTCGTACAGCACCGCGTTCATCGGTCGGGTTGAGTCGAGCTGCCAGAACCGTATGCCAGCGCGGAGCGAGCCGTCGTACTCGTCAACCAGAGGGACGAACTCTCGCATCGTGAACTCGTGTACTTTATCCAAATCCCAGAACAGGTACGACCAGCCATGGATGAGCGCATGGTACCCCGCCTCGCGCAGCACGTGGTCGAAGTGACATCCCAGCAGCTCCTTCGTCTCGTCGACCGTGCCCTTTGCGGCCTCGTATGGGTCGATGAACGTCACTCCGTTGCCTAGCGAGTACATGCACCGTTGGGTGTTCAGTCGGTTGAACAGGTTGCAGCCTATCTTGTTGTTTGCGACTGTCGGGTCTTCCGTCACCGCGCCCGATGCCGTGTACAGCTTTCGGATTGTGTGCTGGATGGTCACGTTGCGCTGTGCGTCGTACTCGTCGGCAATCTCTGCCATCCTGTACTCGTCGCTGTTCCTGTAGGTGCTGATGGCAGACATGACGAACTTTGCCTTGTCATCTGCCTTCTCGAAGTCGGAATAAGTCAGCATGCGAACTCCCGCCTGACCGTTGGTTTGCCACTCCGTCTATGATAGCAAAAGAGGCCCCGAAGGTCCTCCCTGCCTGACCAACTGTGTGTTCGGTCAGATGGCCGCGAGCACCGCGAACAGGTCTTCGTCATCCATGCCCAGCGAGTAGTCATCAAGCTCGCAGATGAGGCCTTCGCGGGCATTCTCTGGACGCGCGATTCTGGATTTCGGCCAGCCCCAGTCGTGGTTTCGGCGCATGCAACCTAGCGCCACGCTCGCGCGATATGAACACCCGCCAGAGTTTGCTTGCGTCAGAGGCATGGCGGGTACTTGCCTTATGGCAGGCCTTTTACGTGGACTTGCCTAGGTCCAAGGGTTATCACGGCCCCAAGTCGGAAGGCTCTAACGTGCCCTCACGCGGCCATTTTTCCCGCCGTTCCATGGACTCGACAGTTTGTTGGGATGGCTCCCTACAGTCCGCATGTCGCGTCTACGTCGCAACCACTGGTGACCCACGGGCACGTGGGTCAATGCGCCTGCGATGCCCATTCTACCGCAACTCTCGTATCCTGTTCACAACGTTGTCGTATGAGGTCGGATACATCAGGCGGATGGCTTCCATGTGCTCGTCAAGCACCTTCATGAGCGCCTTGTACGGGACTCCGCTGCAAGCCTCAAGGAACTCGGAGCCGTGAAGCTCGTCGGTCACGGCAGCGTTGCCTCCCCTCGGCCTAAGATGGTCGAGCACGGTGTACATGTCGGCAAGCCTGCTGCACGCATAGAACGACGTATCCCGCGTGCTCAGGAACTTGTCGATGGTTTCCTCAATCTCGTCAGGGTCAATCACTGCACAGCCCCCTTATGCACAAAGGCCTACCCAGAGCCTCGGAGGCGGCTTGTACGGCCTCAATCGCATGATTCTCGACTAGCTGTGCCGCCCATTCCTCCACGCCGATTATATCGCCCCTCATCGTCTCTGAGCGGACTCTTGGGAGCAATTCCCACGACACTGTTACGGCATGGGCAATCTCGTGGAGCAGCACGCGGTCAATCAGTGGCGGTCGCAGGCTGTCGAGCATGTATACCGTTCTCCTGCTCGGGTCTGTCGTGGCAAGCCTCGCGGAGCCAGTTCGGTCTATGAGGGAAGGGTCACCCGCAGGCACACGGATGACCCTCCACACATCGCCGTTGATGACGAACGGCCTCATTCCTACATGCCGAACATCTGAAGCACTTCGCGCTTGAGCTGGTCGCGCTCTTCCGCTGTCGCGGACTGAAGTTCCTCGCGGATGTTCTCGATGGCATCCATGTGGCCCATGCGATAGCCACGACGGCGGTTGGCACGGGTGGAGTAGCGGCCCATGGAATCGCGGTAGCCAGAGCGGTTGCCAGAGCCGCCACGGTTGCCACGGTTGCCGTCACGACCGTCGTAGCCCATGCCATCGTCGTAGCCCACGCCCATCATGTCATCGGGCATGTATCCGTAGCTCTCCATGGCATCGGTCACGGAGCAGTAGTACTCCGCCTCGGCTAGGTCCTTCATAGCGTCGAAAAGCTCGTCGGCGCTCATGCGCTCAAGGCCGCGCTCATCGATGACCTTCGTAAGGCGCTCGACCACATCGGACTTGAGGTCATACAGCTTGTCAGTCATTCTTCCCCTCCTTTACTCGTTCACAGGGGCGATGGTGAGGTTTCCGTCGACCACGTTGATTGTCGGCGTGGGAACGAACGTGGGGTCGTTGACGCTTCCGTTGACGTACTCGATGGAGAGCGACGGGCAGCAGCCCCACGGGATTTTGACAATCTTCGTGACGGTCACGTTGCCGTACTCATCGACCGCAGCAGGGGTGAAGATTGCGCGGCTTGACTCGATAGGCTCGCCGCCCGCCGCGATTGCGAGGGCGATTGGCCCGGCCGTACCACCCTCGGGAACCGCGATGTTGCCCGAGAATGTGACCTGGTAGTCGGTGGTCTGCCCGCATCCGCAGCCGCAGGTGCGGTTCAGGCCACGGAGCTGAAAAGCCCCTGTGCCGTCCTCGTGGTAGATGCGGCCACGTCGGCACGGAATCGAGTCGAAGAAGAGAACGGGTCCGTTCAGCGCCACGACCTGTAGCTGAGTTGCAAGGTACTCGCAAGCCATGGCCCACCTCCTAGCCGACGAGGGTGCCATTGCCGCAACCGCAACCGTTGTTGCAGGTGAAGATTGGAGTGCGGCCATACACGGGAGTGGTGGGAACGGGGCAGGCGTTCAGGCGGTTGTAGAGCGCGTCGACCTCGTTTGCGAAGCCCTGCGTGATGAACGCGTTCTGCGCGGCCTGAGAGGCGGCGAGCTGCTGCATGTTGAGCTGCTGGCGCAGGTTGTCGTTCTCGCGGCGCTCGGCGAACAGCTCTTGGTCGCACAGCTTGTCAAGGATGCGCTGGACGCCTGCCGTCTGGTTGGCGATGATGTCGCGCACGCCGTCGGAGAGTGCGGCGCGGTCTGCGCAGTTCTCTGCGAGGATGGTCGAGGTCTGCGCGGCAATCTGTCCTTGAACGCCGTTGAAGCCTTGGCAGAGGTCGGACTGGACCCCGTTGAAGCCCTGCTGCGTGGCGAGCTGGGCGTTGAACGCCTGCTGCATGCTCGCCATCTGACGGGCGTTGGCAGCGGTCTCGGCGTTGGCGAAGCCGCTTGCGACGGCCATCTGCATGTCCGCACAGCAGTTGCAGAGCTGGGTGGAGAGGTTCTGGACCCCGCTGGAAATGCCGTTCAGCGCCATGATTGCGTTCTGGTCGGCGAAGCCCTGAGTCGTGAGCTGGGCCTGATTCAGCCACGGATACAGCTCGTTGCCGCCACCCCAGCCGCCAAAGCCGCCGTTGAAGCCCCCGAGCAGGGCGATGAGAATGAGGACCCACCATCCGTCCCCGTTGCCCCAGCCGCCGCCGTTACCGCGATTACCGCCAGCGCCGTCAGCGACTGCGGCGATATCGGCAAGCGAATACTCGTTCATAGCCATCGTGTTCCTTTCGATATACGGTTTTGAACATCCCTATCCATGGTCGTGTGCACCCGACCGCATAGGCTACATGAGGGGTCTAATCTGGGAGTAGTCAAGCCCGAACTGCTTGAATGCCTCTTCTGGCGACTTCCCCTGACACTGTTGGAGCACTTGGGAGACTGGCATGCTCTGCCCGTTGGGGAGCCTGCACATCGCGTTAGACTTGGAGAGGTGCTCCACCACGGACTGCGGGTTGCCCCCCACTAGGCTCCTGAGCATGCCAATCCTGTCCCGCATCATTGCCGCCTGCGGGCTTGGCTGCTGCGGACGGAACTGCTGCATGAACCCCATTGATTGCCTCCAATGCCGCGCTTACCTTTGCGACGAACTTGTCGTACTCGGTGCGGCTGACGAACTCCGCACCATCAATCTTCACGGGCTTCTCCTCGACATGCGGCGAGTAGTCGATGATATCCACGGTCGGGACGCCAGCGCCGTCCGTGGTAACGACGTAGAACACGCCTCCCGCCGCGTCGAAGAGCGGGTCGCTCTCGCAGTTGGGCGGCATCCCACGACCGAACTGCAAGGCGCTCTGGTAGCCGTTGACCTTCAGCGCCCCTCCGACTGGGTGCCAGTGCTGCTGCCATCCGTTGGCAAGCTGCATTTGCTGCGCTGGAATCGCTGACTGTCCCAATGCGGAACTCGGACCATTAATCGGCAGATACGGGTTCTGCCAAGTGCTCTGGTACGGCTGGTACGGCATCATCGTTCCTCTCTCCTGGCACGCTCTGCAACTATCGTCTCGACGTGAATGCGGTTTGGGCGCATGGCATCCGTGGCGTGAAGCTCCCAGAGCTGCAACCCAGTATACTCCGCAGGCACCTGCTCGTCGAGGACTACTCTCTTGTGGAGTGGGCCGCGACGCTTGGCGAATGACGAAAAGCCCCGACCCATATAGGGCCGGGGCTTCTCTATGCGTCTCTGCGCTGCTCGTGCTTATAGTGCGTCTCGAATTCATGGCCGCACTCGGTGCACTCCCAGAGTATGGTCACCCTGCCGTCAGGAGTGGCCGACTGGCTCACCCATTGCGGCGAATCGTCGCCGCATCTCGGGCACCTCGGGTGCCTTGCATCGTCCAATTGGCATCACCTCTCAGGAGAGCATCTCGTTGACCCTGGCCTGGACGGCATCGTAGAGGTCTCCGAGGGCGGCGCGGCGCTGGTCGCCGTTGCCGAACTCTCCATTGATGGCACGCCGTGCAAGGTCGTCGATATCGGCGCCGCCGGAGGAGCCGCCCTGCCCGCAGAGCTCATTCACCCTCTGCTGCACAGCATCATAGAGATCGCCGAGAGCTGCACGCCTCTGGTCGCCGTTGCCGAACTCTCCGTTGAGCGCGCGGCGTGCGAGATCGTCGATGTCAGGTGCGCTCGATGCCTGTGAGCCGCCAGAGAGTATCTCGTTTACGCGTGCCTGCACCTCGTCGTACCTGCTGCCGAGAGCAGCCTTGCGGTCGTCTCCGGTTCCGAACTCTCCGTTGATTACCCTCTGTGCCAGCTCGTCCACAGAACCGCCTGGTGCCGCTGGCTGTGCCGGCTGCGGAGCAGGCTGGGAAGCGGGAGCTGCAGGAGCAGATGCCCCTCCGGTCATGGAGTCGTACCACTGCTGGGCCCTAGCGACATACTCGTCATGCTGCGATCCGCCCACTGCGAGGGATGCAGGGCAGGCGGTAGCCGCGAAGTCCGAGTGCCCGAAGAGGTTCCTGCCCCACTCCGGGCGTCCGAGGCCGTAGTAGCGGCAGACAGCAGCGACAAGGTGCGCGCCTGCATCGAGGCATGTATCGCTGATGTGCCATGGGCTGCTCGAATCGTCAGCATGCTCGATGCCGATGCTGCGCTGGTTCTGCTCGAAATTGCCGCAGTGCCATGCGGTATCGGAGTCCCATACGAGCTGGCCGATGCGGCCATCGCTCTGCACCTGATAGTGCGCCGATGCCTCGCGGGATTCCCACACGCGGTAGCAGTCCTCGACCGACAGATTCCCCGCGTTGTGGTGGATTACTACCTTGTCGATTGCATGGCCGCCACGTCCCTGCGTGTAGTGCTGGCTGATGATCATGTTCACATCAGCGTTGAGGTTCTCGTAGTCCATTGCTATGCCTCCTTCTTGTCTGCTGCCTTGCTGATTGCGTCTGCGACGGCCTGCGCATCGCGCTGTTCAGATGACTCCTTGAGCAGGTTGAGCGCCGGAGAGTCCTTGAGCTCGGGATTCAGCTTCACGGAATTCTCCAGGCAGCTCACGACCTCGTTGACGCAAAGGTACACGATGACTGCCGTGCAGACCGGAGCCGCAAAGCCGATATCCAGGCCGCCCATGAGCATGCCGTCTGCAATGTCGGCGATGGCCACGACGCCCAGCTCGCCTATCTTGTGCCAGGCTCCAGCGCGCATCTCCGCGCTCTGGATGTCGTGGTTCTTCGCTGCCGCCGCAAGGCCGAGCACCACGTCAAGCACGATGAGCAGCAGCAGCGCCATGAGCGCCGTCTGTGCCTGCGGGGAGTCCCTTATCGGCGCAAGGAAGTGGTCGAGGTAGTCTGGCGGAAAATGGTCCATTGAGTCTTCCTTTCTGTCATGGAGCAAGGAAAAGCATCCAGTTGACCCTGATATCCTTGCTCACGGTCCTGTCGAAGACGGCATACATGCCGTCCCCGTCTATCCACGTGCAGCCGGTCACATGCGCGTCGTTGGCGTTGCCGTCTGCATTCATGGCCATGCATGCATCCTTCGAGGCGTCGAACACCCTCCCGAAGGTGCCTGCCATGTCTGCTGCCGAGATGATTCTGAGCGAGTCGTTCGCCGGGTTGGTGTTCACGACGCTCCCGGAGAAAAGCTGCCCTCCGGGCTTTAGCGTGAGGAGCGTCACAGACATGGTGCCACCCCGCTTACACCCAGCCGCTTATCCTCACGATCTGGATGCCTGAATCGCCATAGGTGGAGCACCCAGAACCGCTGAGGCTCGTCTCCATGAAATGATCCGGAGTGAACGTCACTCCGGATGCAGACTGGCTTATCGTCCAGTTTGTCCATCGCTGATAGACTGTGCTGCCCGATATGTTCTGCGCCTGCAGCACGAAATGGCACTGGTCCCAGACGTACACGGATCCAGAGTTGTCCGGCTTGAAGACCCTGCATGAGCAGCGGATCCACTCGTCCGTGCAGCCGAATATCTCTATCTCGCGATATCGGTTCAGGTCTGCCGCTATCGTGATGGCGGACGGAGCCTTCGCAGGCTTCGCGCCGTTCCGGTAGAGCTCCTCTCCTCCGAGCTGCAGGATGCTCATTCCGCATCACGGAGAGGCGTGCTCTCTCTCTCTCTCTCTCTCTCGAAGAACATGTGTTTCCTCCTATGCATACAGGTAGAGCGCCCCGCCCTTTACGACCACGAGGCACGGCTTGAACGGGACGTCCGACTCCGCAGGCTTCGAGTCCGCGTAGAGCACCGGCGGCATCGTATACAGCTTGCCGTTCGGGCCGACGCAGTACGACGGCATGCCGAGAGTGAATCCGTCGCGCACGGCTGGCGTTCCGATTGCGACTGCGGCTCCCTTGTTCCCGACGTCGATTGGCACGACGCCGTAGCCGACCGACGCCTGCCACGTGGTGGCCTGCACGGAGTCCGTGAGCGTGGCCTGCACCTCGTACGCCTTGCTGATGCTGGCCGCGAACGTCGCTGTCGCGGTGCCCGATGTGCCTGTCGTGGTGCCCGAGACCGTGAGCTTGGTCCAGTCCGTGGCACCCATCTCGCGGTACGAGATGGCCACCGACTTTGCCTTGTTGCCGCTGGTGGCGCTGGTGTCAACGCTCCATGTCACCGAGACGCGGGCATAGCTGCCGTTGGCCGCAGACGTGGAAGACGATGCAGAAGCCGTGCGGAATACGCTGACGGTGCCGGATGGCAGGATGTAGAGCCTGTGCCACTGGGCAGTGAGCTTCGTATCCGCATCTGCGCCGTAGTCCCCGCCAGCCTTGTAGACGGTGCCATCGGTGGCCTTCCAGCCGTCGAATCCGTAGCCAGTGCGCGATGGAGTCCCTGCGAGCGTAAGGATGGTTCCATACCACTTCGTCTGGGAGCCAGGCGTCGAGCCGCCGTTGCCGTTGTACGAGACGGTGTGATGGTCGAGCGCCGCCTCCCAGCACGAGCCTGAGCACGTGGACGAGCCAGCACCGAAGCCGGTGTTCCACCAGACCTTTACCTCCCAGTTGAAGGTCTGGTCCCATTGCTGCCGGTTGTATCTGACCTCGGCGTATCCGAGCTTCTGGTAGCCGTTTGCTCCGACACTGTATGCCGTCGAGCCTGAGCCTATCAGCGCGCCGTTGAACCATATTTCCCAGCTTGCGCCACCGTATATGTCATACGAATATCCATCTTCCGCCTGAGCGCCAACTTCGAGCCTGAACGTCTGCCCGTATCCATCCCAGGAGGAGTCAAAGCCGCATGCAGCCCTCCAGTGATGATTCTTGCTGCCGTAGTACCAGTCAGCCATGTGCCTCCTATCCTGCCCATACGAGCGTCAGGTGGGTTCCGCCCTGCGTCTGGACCCACCTCCACTTCCCGAGCTTCATGTCCTGCGCCTCGATGTGGTCGGAGATGGTGGCGGACCGTGAGGCATCGAGCTCCATGATGGTCGCGCCGTCACGCGACATGTAGGCCAGGCCAGAGTTGGTATATCTGCCCACGACCGGAGACGTGGAGGAGCCCATCTTGAGCTGTGGGTTGCCCGATGCGTCAGCCTCGAAGTCGAACCACGCATTGACTTTCTTGTCCGTCTCGCTGAGCTTGCTTATCGAG